TAAATGATTTTTAACATTTTTGCCAGTAAAATCCCTAACAGAAACGCCTCCTATATTTTTATCTTTGATAAAACCGTCCATATTTGTCGCAAATCTTTCATTAAAAGGTGAAACTGGATTTGGCCCAACTGTAAGTCCACCTATTTGTGGATCAAGTGTTCGATAATCAGGCATAAAGCCTGCTTTGTAAGGACGTAAATGAGATATAATTTCATGTTGAGCATCATCTAACTTAAAATCAAAACCATCTAGACGTTCATCAGGTAAACCTGTTTTTAAAAAGAATTCATTTAATTCTTCTGAAATATTTGGAAGATTAGCGTCTTTTGCTACTTGCTGTGCTTTAGGAAAATAATCATTTAAGTAACGGTTTGCAAATGCTTTTTGTTCAGCAAAACTACTTCCTGGTTGCATCGCCCGGTCAAAGTGTGACCCAATATTCGCTGTTTCACTACCTGGTAAAAATAAATTTTTAGGATTATATTCTTCTAAAGATTGAAGACGATCTGCATATTCTTCTGCAAAATTTTGTAAATTAAATGGACTCATGATTTTTTCTCTTTAGCTTTCTTGGCTGCAGTAGCAGCTTTTTTACCTTTTTCATATTGATCTTTTGTTTGCCAATCTTCTTTACCCCATTTCTTTAACGACTTTTGTTTCTTACCTTCGCCACCTTTGTACCCGCCACCAGCTTTCTTGTACTCGGAAGCTACGAGTTGCGCTTTACGTGCAGACCACTGACCAGCTTTACCACCTTTAGTTCCTTTCATGACACGGTCTTTAATCCGTTCACGAACTCCTGGCTTTGTGTATTTTGAATCGTCTTGTGCCATAAGTTTAATCTAACGGGATACCGATCATCTCATCTTGCATTGCTATTACATTCTCGATCATACTGTCAGCTGTTTCAAATAACATTTTAGGAGTAATAAATTGTTGTTTGATATAGCCTTCTTTCATTCCTTGTTTAATGTCATTTCTTGCATCATTTGCTAATGCCTGAATGTTTTTATAAGTTAACTGGCCTGTACTTTTATTAAGCTGGCGATGACGCAAAGAAGAAAGTATGGCAGCATCGCCTAACTGCTGGGCTGCATTTAAATAGCGTCCTGCTAATCTCATTACTTTTTTCTTATCAGCTTACATATTTATTTAAAAAGCCAGCAGCCATTGCTGGATATTGATCTGCTTGCCCTGCTTGTGGTCCCATATAAAAACCTGCGTTATTGGCTAAAGGTAATTGTGGTCCTGTACGGCGAAGAAATGCATCTGCCTCATTAGGATTATCTGTACCTTTTCCTTTGTTATAAAGCTTTTGATTCCGTTGTTTATTTTTATGAGCAGCTGGATCAATAGGAGGCGGCATCTGGGCAAAATTACCAGTTCCTGTTGGTCTTCCAAAAGGAAAGTCAGGAAAGAAAGGATTAGTTTCAGGATTATAAGGCTTAGGTTGATTTTCAGGATTCATATCATATTCAAACTTTCTACGCATATATTCTTGTTGCTGTCGTTCAATGTCATTAATAGTTTCAGGAAGACCTGCATAAGCACCAACATTTCCTGGAGCACCTGGTACATTCATGCCTCCTCCCATACGGATAGGAGGTCTGACACGGCCACCTAATCGAGGGTCTGTGCCGACATAATTATAATTATTATCAAAGTCTGCCATACCATGAAGCGGGCCTTGGTAAGCATTATTTACTGCTCTTAAAGAATTCATTTTTAAATACCTTTAGTTGACACGTTAGAGAAGCCTGCACCTTTACTTCCTGGTCCTAAGAAAGAGGCTGGTGCCACATTCCTGGAAGGCCGTGGAGAACTTACGTTACCTTCTGAAACGTACATAAATTCTTCATCAAACTTTTTCTTTTCTTTAGGGGGAATTTGATTCAAATATTTATAAGCCAATTCCATATTTTTAATATTTTTATTTATTCTACCTGCTCATAACCTGATTCATTATTTAAACGTTGAATAATAATGCCATCACCTTTAATATTCCAAGACAGTAAAGTTTCTGGTTCCCAATCTAAAGTTTCAATAACTTCTTCTGGGATGGTGATAAACAAATCACCGTCTTCATGTTCTTCAATCTCAATAAAGTAACTCATCTGGATAAGATCTTTTCCACAAGTTTATCAAGCTTTATGTTGATTAGGTTGAACTCTTCATTCATCTTTTCCATTTCTCGAATATAGTCTTGTTTTAAGACATACTCTAAAGGCATTCGATCAATACGATCTTCTAAAGTTCGCATCCGATTAAAAATTTTTCCTGAAAACCATCCAACACCTGTTATAGATGCGATACCTAAAGCAATAATTTGTTCCATTAATAGTCAAGTTGCAATTTGCCTTTACGTGTTAAACCGTTTACAAGCCAAACTAAAGAATCAACACAGTCATCATGACTACTAACGCCGAAGTTAGTTAGCTCTTCAAACATTGTAGTGAAATTACGATAACGGTTAAAGACTATTTTACGATCCTCAAACATTCCCATGATTCCTCTGAAGCGGGCTAGCTTATCTGCGCGGAATCCTTTTACAGGATGCCATATTAAATTATATAGCCCCTCATTATTTAAACAAACTCGTTTGAAGTCTGCCTCTAGAGAAGCCTGATACTGCACTGCTTCTGACCAAATATCACACGTAGAATAAGTGGGAAAATATACACCGTCTTCTTGTTGGCCAATCACCGACCAGTCCGTTAAAAGCTCTTTTAATGCATCTAATTTTTCTAGGTTACCCATGACTCGTAACCTCCTGTAATCAATAATATGGATTTTATCGCCAATGCGACCACCAAGAACCATTACAGTGTAATCATTTTTTTCTTTTGTCCCAGCAGAAAGGTCTACTCCAATCCCTAGGGCGTCAAACTCAGTTGCGATTTCTGCTTTAACTAAAAGCTCAGGCGCAAGTGATAGCTCATTTTGCCTGATAATTTGATTCATGTACTGAAAAGAGAAGGCAACAGGCGCTTGTCTTTTCTTTTCCTTGAGGTAGTCTAGAGACCACATCTCAGGCCAATATGATTCTTCTTCCCCAGTTACATCATTGTTTAAAATTGCTGACAACACAATCTGCATCCAATTATTTTGTTGACAGAACGTGGTCGAGTGAATGTCATCATGACGGAAGCGAGTACCTAAACAGATCGCCCTACCGCCCTCAAACATTGTCGGTGCAATCACTGCGTTCCAATTATCTTGCATCATCTTGCGAATATCGGGATTCCCAATATCTGAAGCTGATTTTATCGGGTCATCAATAATAACAAGTTGAGAACGTTTTGAAGTAACTGAACCTTTAAGACCTGCAGCACACAACGTAAACTGTTCTTCACCTGTTACATCAATACCAGCAAATTTATGATCGATAGACCAATATTCATTACTAGTTACATTCTTCAATAGTTTTACAGTTGGAAAAACTTCTTGATATTTTTTTGATTCAATAATACGTTTAATCGTAGCTGATTTGGAACGTGCAATATCAACCGTATAACTTAAGTAAAGGATCTGTAAGGGCCTCTTGGCTTGCGTATGAATACCTATGGCCCAAGCAGTAAATAAACCCAATACAGTCGATTTAGCGGATCCCCGTGGTCCTAATAAATCAATGTTTGGTCCAGCAATTTTTAGTAAACAAGAACTATCATTGTTCGTTACTAACTGCTGGTTCCATTCCTTATGGTGTTTTGCTGGTGGTTTATCAGCTACGTATTCACAGAAGTAACCAAAGTCATCTCGTGCTTTTTCAAACAGCTGTTCTTTATCACTCTTACGTATTTTATGCTTCTTAGCCGCAGCTTGAGCATTACGTCTATATGCAAGATGAAGATGAGAAGGCACTATTTAAAACACTACTGTTTAAATACTACCTCACTTCTTTGCATCTTCCTTTTTATCTTTGTAAGACTTAGCAGCTTTAGAAGCTTTTAAACCTTTCTCAGCAGACTCTTCTGCTTTCTTGCCTTCTTTAGATTCATTCTTTTTTTTAAAATGTTCTAAAAGCTGAGGGGGCATTTTGTTTTTAGACATCGTCTTCTTCTTCTTGAGTGGTAGGAGGTTGTTCGTTTAACAAATTTTGGAACGGTTGTGGTCCGGGGCCTTCTGTTTGTTCAGGAGAATTATTCATTAAGTCCTGAAAGGCTTCTTCATCATCTTGCCTGGGAGGTGCTGAGGGTAATGAAGAACTGTACTTTCTGTTCTTAGCAATTTTATTAAGTATAGTTGGTACAGTTTGTTTATTAAAAACAGGATTATTTTGTTCCATAGTATTAATCCTCAAATTGCATTCTAGCCCACACACTCATTGAAGCTTCTTGTAATGGGCCTTCAATTGGATCATCTTTAAAAATAGAAGCTACTTCCCGTAAAGCACGATCAGCACCAGCCATTAGTAAGCCTTTACGATCACGAGAAGAAACAAAAGAGTCAACTTGAGAGATTGTTCCACGGAGTTCTTTTTGCATTGAAGCAATTCTTGCTACGCCAACGTCTCTTTTAATCGCACCATTTTCAATATCTATTCGCAACTTGCGAATGTCTTGTTGCATTTCATCTATCTCTACCAACAAAATTTTTAAATGATCGGGTTTAGAAAAAGAATCTTTTAACCAAAGATCAACAGCTGAAATACTACTGTCATAACCTAAAAATTTAGCGTATAAATAAACCTGTACAGCAGAAAAAGATTCTTCCGCAAAAGAACAAAAAGACTCTTTCGTTGCACTGTCTAAGTTGTCTACCCAATAACTAAATACCTGAATATTAAGTTCAGAATCGGTAAGCTGATTGGGCTTGCTTGTAATCTCTTTCTTCGTCTTTTTCGGAGAAACGCTGCTGTTGTTCATTGGTGGCTCGTTTTTCTTGTGCGCCTTTTCCTATTGTTTGACGCTCTTGATCACCAGCATCTTCCATTTTCTTCTTACTAAAATCGTAGGCTACTCCGGCAGCTTGACGGTATTTGTCAAGATCAAACCAATCATCATTAGCGTAGGTATCATCTACCATTGAAATAACCTTTTGATTTTAATTAGAAGTTAGACATCATTGAAGCAAGACCTTGTGAATAAACATCACG